CCCACCGAACTCATCATACCGTAAAGTTCCTTAGCGATGGTAATACGCAACGAAGCGGACTCCATTGAAAGCTCTTTGAGTAGGGACTCATCAGCCCCATTATCAATAGCCTCCTCAAGAAGAGAGACACGCTTAAGCTCCATATCTCGGAACGCGTGAATATAGCCTCTCACGATCTCAGGATATTGTTGGTTCAGCATCATCTGCACGGGTCGTGGCATTTCTGAGCGAACACCAATCGCCTCAAGCATACTAATTTTGGTTTGAATCACCGCGTCCCCAATTTTGAAGGGAAAAGTGATTGCACCAGCCAGGTTGTGAAAGATGTTAGGATCGACGACAGTGAGTACTGATCGAGCTAAAATATCCGCAGGAATGTTGTGCGACTTGATACTGATAGCCGTAGTAGCCTCTTTATCAGGAGTATAGGCTAGTGCTATAGCCGCCTGATAGATTGTAGCCACGCCAGCGAAATCGCTCACGAGTGAACGATCAACCATTACCGACTCTTCAACGCGAACATCGGTGACAAGTTTCAGGTCATAACCCATGTTTTGCTCTTCATCAAGGATACCAGCCGCGACAATCTTTGGTGTTCCTCCAGTCAAGAGTGCAAAAAGATCCAGTTCCTCATTGTTCAAATTTAAATTAATTAAATTGACATGAGTTTCGTCCTTAAGTAGTGCGGGAATAATCGCAGCGACTTTATAGGCAGCATCCCGTATTGGCATGTCAGGTAGCAGATTATCAAGAGCACCATTCGCGATCATCATCTGATCGTTCATGATTTGATAATCCGAATCCGTGTCCGTAGAATTGAATCCATGCGGAAAGATCATTCCTACGGGTGATTCCTGGTGGTGGTTATAATTGGCGTAAACAATCACACCATTAAACTCGCCATCACTATTTCTAACTCGAATAGTTCCATAATGACTCATGAATTCTGGAATACTTTCATGCGACAGCCATGGTGCTGTGGAGATTGCAGTCCACAGAGTGCTCAAAACTTCACGAGTTCGTGAGTTACTCAATGTCACCCGATAACCGGGGATTGAGAGTGCAGCAGAAACTACTGCCAGATCGGCGGTTAGCTTCTCTAACTCGGAGTTTTTAGCGATACTTGGATCTAAGCGGTCTTCCAAAGGCACTACGCC